AAAAGAAACCAGTGATGAAGCGCCTGAGCCTATATATCCACCCATGAATAATTTTACGGCGACGCTTTTATCTCCCTATACTGGTGTAACTTTTACGGAATTGACACCTTCTGATCCAAATTATAAGAAGTTAAGAATATCTGGAACAATTACCGGCGGCTCAGTTGGCTCTGGTGAATCTTATGAATTTGTTCTTGATGAAGCAGGATATCCAGTAGTAACTGTAGTTCCAGCACAAATTCCTAATAATTTTCTAGCACTTACTGCTTGGAATACACCTGGTACAACTATAGATGATGTTTCACCAAAATATATGTTTAGTACAAATGTTTTAAATATAAGTACTGGTGAAACAATAACAGTTTCAAGACCTATAAGTCAATATATCTATTGGGGTTGGATTCCAGCATTAGCAGCATTTCAATCAACATTAGCACAAGGAAAAGTATAATGCCAGCAGCAGCAAGAGCCGATGGTAATGATAGAGTTTTTTCAATAACTGGTGCTGGGAAAGATTGTAAGTTTCCTGTTCAAACTGTTACAGGACCTGGTTCCGTTGAAGTTTATATTGATGGACAAAAAGTTGTAGTTGAAGGTGATGAAGTCGGTGATCATTATGCTATAGGTTGTGGTTCACTAGATAATTCAACTATGACTGGAGGTTCATCAACTGTATTTGCTGGCGGTAAACGAATAGCACGAATTGGCGATAACTATGGACCAGATAATATTATTATTTCTGGATTTACAGAGGTCTTTATTGGTGGTTGACATAGTTATAACTAAATGATATAATACCTTATTAAATTGTTATGAGGTTATTATGAACTTTGAATCTATCTTTGCTGAATGGGAGAAAGATTCTAATATAGAACGGACTAGTCTTGATACCGAATCCATTAAGATCCCAGAACTTCATCACAAGTACTACAAGATCTACATTGCTGAAAAAGTAAGACTCCGTAAACTAGAATCTGAAATGAAGAAACTTAAACTTGATAAGTATGAGTTCTATACTCAAGGTCATAATGAGGAAACAAGAGCCAAAGGTTGGATTCTTCCTTCACGTGGCGCTATTATCAAAGCCGATGTTCAACTCTATCTTGATGCCGATACAGATATCATTGATCTATCACTACAAATCGGTATTCAACAAGAGAAAATCGACTTCCTTGAATCCATTATTAAGTCTCTACGAGATAGAGGATTCCTCATTAAAACTGCGCTTGATTTTATTAAGTTTACAAATGGTACATAATGGATACAGTTATTATAAGAAAACACGATTCAGTATACAATAGGATTATTGCTGATCCTGGCATTATAATGGAAATAGCGGATCATTTTACGTTTGAAGTTCCAAATGCTAAGTTCCATCCCATGGTTCGAAATAAAGTTTGGGATGGAAAAATCAGAATGTTAAATCCATTAAATGGTCTGCTTTATTGTGGTCTAGCACAACATCTAGCAGATTTCTGTCAAAAAAGAGACTATGAAGTAGAATATGAAGGTCTACTTGCACAAGAAGAGTTCTCTTTACTTGAGGCTAAAGATAGAATAGCTTCAATGAATCTTACCAAAACTCCCCGTGATTATCAGATTGATGCTTATGTACATGCGGTTAGAAATAGAAGATCAGTTCTTCTTTCTCCTACTGCTTCTGGTAAGTCTCTTATTATTTACATGCTTACACAGCATTATGATACTAAGACTCTTATTATTGTCCCCACAACTTCACTAGTCCATCAAATGGCATCCGACTTCTATGACTATGGATTACAAGAAGAAGTCCATAAGATCATGAGCGGTGAAGAAAAGACTTCCAATAAAAGAATATTCTGCTCGACTTGGCAGTCTATTTACAAGCTTCCTGCTTCATGGTTTGCTCAATTCAATCTTGTTATTGGTGACGAATGCTTACACCCTGAAACAAAAATAACCATGGCTGATAATACAAAAAAAGAAATACAAGATATTAAAATAGGAGATTACGTTAAAACTTATAATGAAAAAACAAATTTAATTGAAAACAAAAAGGTAATTAAAGTGCATGAAAATCTATCCATTGAGGAAGATTTTTATGAAGTTGAAACCGCATCAGGGAATAAACTTAGAATAACAGGTAATCATAAAGTTTTATTAAAAAATGGTAATTGGACGGAAGTACGTAATCTTAAAGAGGGTGATATTATAAATAGCATTGAATAAATGACATTGTAAGGGGTTCAAATGTTTAATGCTAAACAACTAAAAGTAAAAAACTTTATTGAAAATATATCTAAAAATGCCTTTGTGCAATCTCCTAAAAAATGGTTTCTTGAAAATTCTTATGAAGATTGTATAGATTTATTAGGTTCTAATTTGTTAGAAACAAAAATAAATCTCTATAAGTTTGTATATTCAGAAGGTATATGTAAAAATTGTGGTGTAAATCATACTAGATTATTAAATTATCATGGATGGAAAGGATGGGCAAAAACATGTTGTGAAGCATGTGAAAATGCACTTCATTCTAAAAGACAGATGGGTGAAAATAATTCTTATCATAAGCTTACAGATGAAGTTAAAAAGAATAATAGTTTAAAACAAAGTAATAATATGAAGATGAAGATTTTAAATGGTGAATTTACACCAAAATCTGAAAATTATTTACTATTTGGTATGATTAACTTTAGATATAATGATGAAATAAGAAGTGTAAGATCTTTATGGGAATTGATTTATTGGTTACAAAATAAAGATTTACAATATGAAAAAATTAGAGTAAAATATTATGATAGTCAAACACAAAAAGAAAAAATTTATATAACTGATTTTTATGATGAAAAAACAAATACTATTGTGGAAATAAAACCTTCAAAATATCAAAACGTGAATTTTTATGATAAAAAGAAAGCTACAATAGAGCAGGGATATAATTTCATTGTAGTCGATGAAGCTTATTTTAATAAGTGTAAAACGCCAGAATTATTAGAAGAAATAAAAAAAGTAGTAATAAATCTTGATAAAATTGAAAGAAGATTAAAATGGTTGAAAAAGGCTTAATTGTTAAAATAACTAAAATTGAAAAGCCTAATAAAGTCTATAATCTTCATATAGAAGATAATCACAATTATTTTGCTGAAGATTTAAACGTATCAAATTGTCATCTTTTTAAAGCCAAAAGTCTGACTTCTATTATGACTAAACTTACTAAATGTGAAAATAGATTTGGTTTTACTGGAACACTTGACGGGACTCAAACTAATAAGTTAGTCCTTGAAGGTCTATTTGGTCCGACAAGAAAAGTCACTACTACGGCAGAACTAATGGAGAAGGGCACTATTGCACAACTAAAGATCAAGGCTCTAGTACTAAAATATACTGATGAAGAAAAGAAACTAATCAGCAAGACCGATTACCAAACCGAACTAGACTTTATTGTGACTAATCCTAAACGAAATAAGTTCATCAAAAATCTAGTACTTTCTCTTGAAGGTAATACTATGGTATTCTTTAACTATGTGGAAAAACATGGTAAAGTTCTATATGATCTGTTGAAGGATAACAAGTATAACCGAAAGGTGTTTTTTATCTCTGGTGAAGTTGATGCTGAGACTCGTGAAGCTATTCGTAAAGCCGTAGAAGTAGAACAAAACTGTATTATCCTTGCTAGTTCTGGCACCACTTCCACAGGTACAAATATAGTCAATCTACAGAATGTTGTCTTTACAAGTCCATCCAAATCCAGGATTCGTAACCTTCAATCTATTGGTAGAACACTCCGTAAATCCGAAACCAAGTTAAATGCCACACTATATGATATAGCAGATGATCTCTCATGGAAGTCAAAGAGAAATCATACTCTAAACCATTTTGTGGAACGTATCAAGATTTATACCTCAGAGTCATTTGACTACAAGATATATCCTATAGACCTTCAATAACCTATACCATCCTTATTTGGTCAAGTCCTATTATACCAATACTATGAAAGTTGTCAACCCATGAATGCTGTAAGAACTACAAAAAGACACTATGTGAATAATCATGACTTTGTGCTTGCTTTAAATGAATATAAAGCAAAGTTAAAGGAAGATCCAAATGCTAGGATTCCAGAATATATTGGAGTTTGCATTAGTGCTATTTGCACAAAGATGGCGACTCGCCCAAACTTCTCTGGTTATTCCTATAAAGATGAAATGGTCGGTGACGCCATTGAGAACTGCCTTGATGCAGTCAATAACTTTGATGAAACTAAATCTGCTGAACGATCAAGGTCTGGTGCTGTAAATGCTTTTGGATATTTTTCCTGGATTGCCTGGAATGCTTTTATCCGAAGAATCGCCAAGGAAAAGAAACAATCTTATATCAAGCATAAGAATATGCAGAACATCAATCTGCATGAGTTTCAGTATGTAGTTGATTCGTTTGATAATGAAGCATCAAATCAGATCATTGAGGACTTTGAAGCCAAGTTGACAAAGCCTAAAAAGAGTGTTATAGTAGGGATAGAAAAATTTGTTGATAAGGAAGACTAATGGAAGTTGCTATTATTACTGACACCCACTTTGGTGTAAGAAATGACAACATAGCATTTATGGATATGACTAAAAAGTTTCTGGACAATGTATTTTTTCCAGAGATTGACAAACGAGGAATAAAGCATGTCATTCATCTAGGCGATCTTTTCGACCGTCGTAAAATGACTAACACCATGACAGTCAATCGACTACGTACTGATTTTATTCAACCTATTCTCAATAGGGAACTTGAATATCATCAAGTGA